GGTCCATCAGCAAATGGGGCTACTATGGCGCCACCGATATTGGCTACTCCCTGAGCTAGACCTGATAGATCATTTTCTCTGGTGAATACACCTGGACTTACTATATTTTGTGTTGGGGCAAATCTGCCTCCTTCTGTTATTGGCATAATGTTATTATCCTTTCAAAGTTATATTTAATTTATAAATATAGTTGAAAAATTCGAAGAACGAACTATTTATAATAACTTTAAATTTTTTGTTCTATTAATAATTGGTCAATAACATCGATAACCATTTTTGGTGTTATTTCTTTTGTACACTCAAATTCTTCTTTTTTATCTGATTTAGGACACCATTTCCAGTCGCCTTTGTCAAATAGTGAGTCATTCCAGCATCCTGTGCATACTGAATGGTTTTGAACTCTATATGGAGTATCAAATTCTGTATATGGATAAGAAAATCCACTTATAAGTACCACTGGCTTTTTAATTGCCCAAGCTAACCAAGATAATCCAGATGGTAATCCTATAAAAAATTCGCTATGATAGATTTGGTTCATTCTATCTACCAGCGGTTTGTCTCCTGTATAGTTTAAAGCATTGGAAGGCATATTATTAACATAATCGTTTCCGTTTCCAAATGTTTTGTGTTTATCTATACACATTACTTCAAATCCTTTGTCATTAAGATATTTAATAACAGTTTCCCAACCATCTTTATTATTCCAGTATTTAGCTTGACACGTACTTTGTGTAGCTATTGTTACATACCGTTTTTTAATGGGTCTTTCTTTTATCTTGAAATCTAACAATGGAATTTCTGGTTGATAAGGCAATCCTAAATACTCACTTGCTATTTTTTGCAACGGTTGTTTTCTAGGATCAGTTTTACATCTATCATTATTTGGACCATTTTCATCTACATAATATCCCAATTTATAAGTTGCATATAAATCGGAAATAGATTTATTTGAAGGTAGAAATTTAATTTCAGGATATTTGCTTTCAAAAATATTTTTTAATGGAAGTTTTACATACAACTCACATTCGTGTTTTTTTCTAAACTGTTCGATAATTGGCATCCAAGCTAATTGGTCGCCTAAACTAAAACTTTCGTATTCAATTAATACTTTTTTATTTTTTAAATTTAATTTATATGTATCGACCAATTCATTTGTTTTTTTATCTTTTACTTGTATTTCGTATGGAATATAATAAGTGAAATTACAACTTCCCCACCAGTTGTGTTTAAGATTTGTTTCATATTTCACACTATTATCGTTGCTATTATAAAACACCACGTTAAATTCTTGATCGGAATCCAACGGATTGTCTACTTCGATTTTAGCATTGTCGTTGAATGTGTATCTAAAAATAGCATTTGTTTTTATGCTTTTTTCATTTTTCTTTAAATTATTATATACCTCAATATGTTTAACAGCAAATAATCGTTCCGTGTATTCGTCAAATAAATCTATTAATTGATTTACTCTAACATCATAAGAATTTTCTTTTGCAGAGTTTATCGCTTCAACTTTATATTTTTCATAATTATTTATTATGGTGTTTATTGCGGATTTTATTTGTTCTACATCTCGTTGTACAACAATCATACCATTATATGATGTAGATTCGAATGTTCCTATCACTGGCAAACCACAACTCATAGCTTCTAAAAGAGTTAGATTTGGATGACCAGCTTCCAATTCTGATGGGTGCAAAAATATAGAATGTTCGTTATATAAATTGATTAATTGTTCTTCGGTCAAATCAAACAATTTAGTTAATTTGTCATAATTGTTAAGATCCACATCTAGTTTATCAAAGAACTTTTTGTTATTAGATGGTCCGGCTATTGTAATTGGCAAATTTAAATCTTTAGCAGCTTTAATGGCATAACTAAATCCTTTTCTATCATACGATTGATCGTTCACATATCCATTGTTTGCTACACATAATAATTTATGTTCTGACTTCTCAGTATTTTTGAACTTAAATACATCTGTATTTACAGCATGTGGAAAGTAGCGTAATTTTTTACTTCCAAAATAATCCACTAAATATTTTGATGGACAAGTAGATATTATGCTATGTTCTATTGCTTGAAAGTTCTCATTAAAAACAGATGAATTTTTTCCAAATAAATAAGCGTGATGGTCGTGTAATGTAAAAATATATGGAATCTTTCGTTTATGACATTCTATAGCTAAATTAGCTACATGTGTATGAACTATCATATCATCCGAGTACTGTATATCGTTTAGATATTTTATTTGACACTCCAATCCTTTTTTATTTAGTTCGAGATAATAATCCCAAACAATTTTTTCTACAGCGCCCCATCCATTTGGTGGAATTGGAAGTATACCTAAATTAACTTGTATAATTTTCATTGCTTAATATCTATAAAACCATTAATATCTATGTCTTCAAGTCTTCTAAACGATTTTTTATAACTCTTTAATAAAATTTTATTTTTATCATATAGATTATTTTCAATTTCATAAAAGTTATCATTTTGAAAATCATTTGGTAAATAAAAACACGACTTTTGAGAGATAGTGTATTTGTAATTGTTAATTAAATTGCCATTCTTTTTAATTAGAATTTCATTTATTCTGTCGTCTATCTTGTTATTGACATAAGTAAATACTGCAAATTTATTTTGATCTTTCATCTTTAATACTGAAAGATATTCTACCATAGAAAACAAATTATTCTGACTGTTACTCAAATATTTTTCCTCATCGTTTATATAGTCAATATACAACTCATCTTTATTTGAGATCAATTTGTTATAGTAATATTGTTCTAAACCATTTGATATATTTTTTCTATTAACAAATTCCATATAAGAAGTTGGTGTAGAATATTCAAATACATCTAAAAAGAATTTAGTATTGATGGCGTGAAAAACAGTTTTAAATGTGTCACCCTCTAGTGATTTGTTGTAAAAGAAAAATCCTTTTTTATACTGTAGAATTTCGTCTACATCGTATAATTTATTAAAATCTAAATCTGAAACTATTATATCATAATTAAAACAAATAGTATTCTTATACCCAAGTTTATTTGCCATCGCAATGCCATTGTAATAATTTAACAAAACGGCTAATCCGTGATAATTGTCACAATCTGATGGTGGAAAGTATAAACTTATTTTCGTATTATTAACTTCATAGTTCCATCTGTTATAAAAATTATGTTTCAATATAGGATTATTAGCATCATAAACGCAATAATCGGCTGCTTTTTGTAAATCTATGCTAAGAGGATGATGTGATGATAATATAACTTTATAACCAGCTTTTTTAGCCTGATTGATAGATTGTAAAGTTGTGTCTTCTACGACTTTATAATTAGGATGTGTTGATATGACTACGACTGTATCATTATTTGATTTTTTATCGATTTTAAGATCAAAAAATTCACCTTCAGAAATTAACCCCAATTCTTTTTTAATTAACTTTACATTTTTATTGAAATTGGTTTCATCTAAGTATTTTATATTATCGAATACTTTGTATCTATCTAGATAAACAGGCAGATTATATAATAAAGATGGTATATTATATGAGATAGCTTCTTTAATTACTATAGGAGCTGTTTCTTTATCTGTTGAGTGACCTCTACTTGTAAAAAGAAAAAGATCCATACAACTATAAAAATTTTCTACGTCTTTTCTTTCACCCCAAACCTTTACATTTTTAGGTAGATTTTCTAATAAAGGTTGCCAGTAACTTTTAAAGTTATCCGCCATATTACCTAAACAATGAAATTGAACGTTCTCATTTTCTAATGATCGAGCATATTCTATAAATTCCTTTTGATTTTTTCTGGGTGTAAATAATCCAACGTGTAATACGTGTTTTTTGTTTTCGTCTAATCCCAGAAATTTTAATCCGTCTGTTCGGTTTTTTCTACATTTAACGGATATAGGATATTCTATTACTGTGGTACTTACTCCCAAAGATTCAAGGTTTACTTTTTGGTAATTACTTACAAATGTAAATTTGTCAGGAAAAACTCTCTTCCGTTTTGGATCAAAACTGCTATCGTGCGAAGTTTCCACGATTAAATACTGTCTATCTTTATTATAAATTTTGGTTGCTAAATTAGCGTCCATAAAATATTCAGGCATTTCTTCTAAATGAATAATGTCCGGTTTTATGTTATCAATTAACTTTAATAATTCAAACTTATTTGATGACAATGTGTAGAAATTTTTCCCACAAATTTTTTGAAGTTGTTTTCTTTGTACAACTAATACTCCGCCGGTTATGTCGTCGTATTCGACACAATATATTTCATAATCGTTAATTAACGATTGTATTTTTTTTAACAAGAATTGAGGTAGTCCGCCGGTAGAAAGATGAGGAGCTATAAATAAAATCTTTTTCATAATTTATCTAATAAAATATACAGTATTCATATGAGAAATACTGTGATCAAATGCATCTTCAGTATGGTTCATTTTGAATCCCAAGTTTAATAATCTATTTACTACTTTTAAAACATTTGTTCCGTTGTTATTGTGAAATTCAAAAAATATACTATGAACTTTTTCAAAAAAATTATCACTTGTATTTTCAAAAAATTCATATTCACTACCTTCAATATCTATTTTAAGATAAGTTGGTAATTCTAAATTATTTTCCAGAACAAATTGTTCAAGATTAATGACATCTACATCAAATGTGCCGTTTTCATTGATACTAGATCCCACAGTTGTCTCAGTGTTTCCAAATTTTACTTTTTTAAATTTGTCAGAAATAGCTCTATTATAGGCAGTACAGTTTTTGCCATATACATTTAAGTTATAATTTAAACAATCATATATTTCTGGATGTGGTTCAAATGAATATATCTTTTTAACTTCATAGTTTGAACACGCAATTGAAAAAGCACCTATGTTTGCTCCTAAATCATAAACAACGTCGCCGTCTTTTACAGTAAAATTTTGTAAAAAATATGAATCGTTGAAAAATGTATAATAGGATGGATATGTGATATCAAACTTTTTTGACTGCAATTCGACGCATTTATATTTGTAAAAAGATCTATATTTCTTTGAAAAAATTAATTGTTTTTTATCTTTATCATATATTTCCAAACAAATGCCAGGATGAATTTTATTTATTACATCTTGTATATAATATATACTGTGATTATATTTCCAAAAATCATATCCAATTGGACAATGATGATACATTAAATTTGAAATTAGATTAGAATCTAAACTTTTTATAACAATATAAAATTCATAATTTATATCAAATTTATTAAAAGTACAAAATTCACCATTTTCGTCTATTTGAATTTTTAAATCACCAAATCCAACTAAATTAATATTATCACAGACAAACATATTAGATATATACTACTTTACTAAATCCAGCTTCTTTTTTTATTTCTATCTGTTCATCTACCATATCACGCATTTGATCCAAGTGACTAATTACCCAAATAAAATCAAATTGATGTTTCAAATAACTAAATAAAGCACCCATTTGTCCAAGATGATCACTATCAGCGCAACCAAAACCTTCATCAATACAAATAATATTTGGTCTAGGCAAATTGCTGATATTAATCAAAGCGACTCTAATAGCTAAACCACTTACAAACTTTTCCATACCACTAGCCATTTCTAGTGGCCAACGTTTATCATCGTAAACGATGTTAGTCATTATATTTTTACCATCTGTTTGAAGAGTAATAGTAAATTCTACAATCTGTTGAAGAATATTATTTACTTCTTTTTCTATTTCAGGTAGCGTCTTGGTAATTATTTCATATGGGATGCCATCACGACTGATAATATTAGTATACAACTTGTAAGCTTCATATGAAGATTCCAATTCCTTTACTTTATTTAACTGATCGGTAGTGTTTTTATACTGCAATTCCAACTTACCTTTTTCAGTAGAAGAATTAAACAGTTTGTTATTGATCAATTTAATTTCCGATTCGTAATTTTTAACTACAGATTTAACCTCGTTAATAGTTGCAAATAGCTTTACATTATTTTCAATAATGTCTTTGTTTTTGTAAAAAATATCAATATTACGATTTACTTCATTTAACTTATTTTGTAGTGTTATTATGTAGTTTTCATCACGCAATATTGCAGTAGACAAAACTTCTTTTGTTTTCTCTAACTTAGTCTTTTCATTGTTGACACGTTGACACTCTTTGTATCTGGTTTCAATGTCGCCAAAAGATTCCAACTTATTTTTAATAACATTGTATTCTTCCACCAAAGTTTTACCTTTGTTTTTATCAAGTTCAAGTTCTTCTTTGGTTTTAATTGCGTCTTTTACGAAGACGTTATTTACGCAATATGTACAATTAGGATCATACTTATGATCTTCTAACTTTTTTAGTTTATCAATTTTATTTTTGACAACAACTTTTAGCTTTTCAATTTCGGAACTCTTTTTAGACTCTTCATCCTTACAAACTTTATATTGATCGTAATCAGTTTCTATATTTTCACAACTCTTTAATGAAGAAGATAGATCAACCAATTGATTTTCTATAGTTATAAACTTACCTTTCTTTTCTTTTATATCACTTTCAAAATTAGAAATCTTAGATTCTAATTGCGTCTTTTCAGATTCTAATTCTGTAATATCAAAGTCAAATGAAGCGGTCTTAATAATATCATTAGACAACTCCAACAACTTATTATTTTCTTGTTCTTTCTTATTTTCAAGTTCTTTGATATCAATATTATATTGAGATATATTTTTATTGTTTATATCTATACTACCGGACACATTTTGTAAATCTTCTATTAGTTGATCTTTACTGATGTTCTTTAGAAGCGTGTTTGTTTCTTTAAAACGATCATTTGCAATAGTATACAATTGATCGAATATAGTAAGACCCATAAACTGACACAACAAATCTTTACGTTCGGTTTGACCAAGATCAATGAAAGAACCTGACTTGCTATTTTGTATGCTCAATACCGTAAGAATAAAATCTTCATACGTACCGACATAATCTCTAATAATATCATTGGTACTTCTACGAGCTTCACCATTCAATGGAACTTCTTTGTCATTTTCCATCTTGTAGAATTTAACTTCAACTTTTACATTGCCTTTCTTATCGGCTTTACCCTCACGCTCAATAAAATAATCCACTCCATTTACTTCAAAGTTAAACTTACACTTAAAACTCATTTTCTGAGTATTCAATACGTGTACAGCCTTATAACCCTTACTGAATTTATCAAATACACAGAATGCTAAAGCATCCATAATACTTGATTTACCACTTGCATTAGGTGCAAATAGTCCAATAGTACCTTTTAGTTTGGTAAAATCGATGAAGTTTCCTTCTCCATAACTAAACATATTATCAAACTCAAAAGTCTTAGGCTTCCACCGAATATTCTTTGGAGCTTTATCTTTTGGAATTTCCGAATTAATAACTTTATTTAACTCTCTAACTTTATAAACTAGTTCAGATGGTGTATTCTTAGAAATCAGATTTTCTTCAATCAATTTGTTTTGATAGTCAACATCGAAAATATTATGAATATCAAATATCTGGCCGGATTTAAGAGTTAAATCAATATTTGGTTCGTCTACTCTGTTAAATGTAGTTTCGATAATATCACATTTATTTTTAACTTCGTTTATAACTTCTTTTACCTGAGATGGAATGGATTCATAACAAAGTGTACGAATACGAACTTTCTTTGGTATATCACTAATATCTGTAATTAGCTTTCCTTTATTAATTTCGATTGTATAAAAACCATAATCATTCTTCAATTCATAGTGTTTAAAGATCTTACGTTTCAAATCCCACATCAAAAATCCATGACCCTTTAACTCTTCGCCGTGATTCTGTTGAATCATAGATCCAGCATAAACAATGAGTGGTTTATTTTCCACATCATCATATTCTTGTAGGATTTGATGTTTGTGAATGTCGCCAAGCATTGCAATGTGATGACCATCGAACAATTCATTTGTAATAGCACGATTGCTAACAATATACCCAATATCGGTAACAGCATTATTTACAGGACCGTGAAATAATGCGATGTGATGATCTGTTTCATCACGGTACTTTGATGGAATATCGGTGTATCTTATGTATTTATCTGGATCGTCAAATACGCTAAAATTATTAAACAATATGTTTTGATAACGATACACTTCTGTCTGTTTAAGATAATATAGATTTGGATGATTTAAACTATCTACGATAGGAGTCAAACAATCTAATCTTGATTTATTAGCTAGTGTAGCATCGTGATTTCCAGCAGTTAAAATAACCGGAACACGATTAGCGCAGTTTTTTAGAAAATCGCTTCCGATTTTAACGCATTCGGGACTAAGATCGGATTTATTATGAAATACGTCACCGGCTATAACTAAAATTGTATTTAATGTCTTGGCTTTATCAAGCGAATTATAAAATCTTTCAAAGACCGAAGTATATTCGTCGTGTCGTTTTGTCAATCGAATGTGAATATCCGCAATATGCATCACGCAATTGATTTTTTCTTCTGTATTTTTTAATACAATCATAGTTTATTCATTAATTTAAATCTATACAATAGAGTTTCATCTATTCTAACACTGTTGTTGATAGTTTGCCAAGTTTTTTTATGACCAATTTCATTTGGATCTTTACCATCTAGTTGTACCAAATAAGTTTCAATATTATTAGATAATAAAAATTCACATATTTTTAAACTCGACTCAAGTGCATCGTTGTCAAGAAGAACATTTACTCTTGGTGGTCGATTTTGCATCAACTTCATTCTTAACTTTTTAGACATCATTTTTCCAAATAAAGGAATCACATTATACTTTACAGACATCGCATCAAAAACTCCCTCGACTAAAGTTATTGGTCGATTAAAATTACAAAACATTTCAAATCCAATTATGTCCTTACTGCCATCACAAAGTCTATACTTCAGATAACTATCATAAAAAGATCTACCACAATAGAAATTTAATTGACCGTTAACATCATAAGACGGAACAATTATTCTATTAGCAAAATTGCCAGTATCACAATATCCGATGTTATATCTTACTATATCTAAAGTACTAATGTTTCGACTTAAACAGTAATTTAAAGCATGCTTGTAAGAAACATCATTATTTTTTCTATATAATGGTTTAAACTCGTCGGGCAAAGATAATATCTTTTTTTCTTCTTTTAAGCAAAACAAATTTTTTTTGGGATTGTTCTTACAAAGTAATTTGTAATATTCATCCGGAGCTTTGATTTTCTTTAGAAGACTATTGAAACTTTTTCCACTAAATCCACATACCCAACACTGGTAATATCCAGTTAAAGTATTTATATTTAACTTTCTTTTGTGATGTTTGCAACTTGGACAAAATACCAAAACTTCTTCACCACCTTTTTGTACGTGGATTTTATGTCTAAACAATTTTGATAGAGTTTCTATTACAGTCATTTACACCATCATAACACGTATTTTTTGATTTACAACTTTTTATATAATGCACATACTACAGCATCATACATATCGCCATTACGTTCATCCCAATTTCCTTTTTTATTCTTAATAGCGAAGTTAACTACGTCTGGTATTAACAATTCCAGTTCTTGTTTAACAAAGTCTTTTGATTTGATTCCTTTAATTCTACATTTGCCAAATAACTGTTTTCTCATTGTATTTACATTTATAGACAATATTTTAACTTTAAAATATTCTTCTAAAATATAACATATAACTGCTTTGTTAATGGCTAATTTTAATATTGTCTGTTGACTGGTTCTTCCAAAAGAAAAATTAGCCAATGTTTCTTCTACCTGAATTATATCAAACGATTTATTTTTTAATATATCAATAATTGCATTAGCTTTTGATTTATATGTATCATATTTTGAAATATCAATAAATCCAGTATCTGAAATTTTACCGTTCTCAGAAATAGCATATCCACAAACTGTTGATGATAAATCAATTCCTAATATAACCATTTTTAATACATATCAACGAAAATATCGATTCGTATTAAATCCAGGCTGAGAGTCGATATAATTCAAAGCTTTCTTGTTGAAATTTTCTTGCATAGTCTGAGATTTTGTCTTAAACCCTGGTTCAGTGGTCCAATCACGTGATTTTTGTGTATATCCGAGTCCACCTTGCAAGCCTTCCAACATATTACCAGGAGTATCTGCATCAGATTTATATGCATCAAACGTGCCACCAGCTTTTTGTTTGGCTCGATATCTAGCTTCCAAGCTTGTTTTTAATGATTCACGATCAATTACTTTTGCGTCTGGTGATGTTGCCATATGTTTGTTCTATTTTATAATAAATATAATTAAGTGTCCCATTTAACTGAAATATTTATTGGAATTTCACCCGTATTTTTTATTGGCTGCGCTAATTTAGCTACAGCTACTAAATCACACCCGTTATACAATCCAACCGTAGTAATGTAAGGAGCTAAATAGGATCCAGTCGGATCAATTGAAGAACTATATTGATAATTGAAGAAGTTAGACTTTACGTAATTTTTATTTGATTTTCCAGTTTGTTCATCTAAAAATCTATTAATATCATCATAATTATTGCGATTGCTTAACGGATTTAGGTATGATTTATAATTTGTAAATTTCAACTTTTCAATGAAATATTTCCATATCATCTTTCCGTCAAAAACATCAACTTTTCCATCTCTATCCACATCCAAATTCTTTTCCGCTAAAATATTTTTAAGTTCGGGTGTTAATAAGTTGGTATTATAGTTGATATAAGACGATGTATAGAACGCAAATATATTTTGTTCAACGTCATCAGATATCATATTTAAATACCATTTTTCTGAACCTGGTACTATATTTTTATAATTTATATATCTGAGTATTATATCTAAATTTTCAAAATTGAAATCCTGTTTATTAAATACGCAATAATTTATAACAGACGAGGTTACGGATGTTGGATTAGTTGAAATGTTAAATTCACCAGGCATTATAGTACAAATATACTGTTTTTCGTAAGTGGTTATAAGAGTATTATAATCCATATACAACGATGGATAATCTGGATTCACGGGATCCCTAGTTATTAAATTTAAAGTACTTCCTGTGTTATTTAAAACCAAAGTATTATTGTTATAGAAAATATTACCAATACTATAGTCTGTTTTTAAATCTAATTTATCGTAAATATAAGCTTTTCCTGTGATATCTGTATATGTCTCTCCCTCCATTTCAAACACAATTTTTGATTCTATACTTCCGCTTCCATATACTGTATCTTCCATTTGAAAATATACAACATCTGAAGCTTCATTACAATTTTCCGGGTTAAATGATGATGTATTTACGTATGACGGATCACTATAACTTCCTGATTCTGTTATAAATGGTATACTCAAATATAAATCATCATTTAATGGTATAGGAGATCCCACTACAAGATTATCATCTGACAAAGCAACCGAATATCCAAACGCACTAAATGGTTTGTTGTATTCTTTTCTCTTCGCAATCGGATCTGTAGTAATTTGTGTTACTAATGATTTGGTTACATTATAATACAAACACTGACCGCAATAACTTGATTCTCCAAAATCATTAATATCATAAAACTTATCATAATAATTTATTGAGCTTGAGATGTATAAAGATCCAAATGGAAAATATGGTTTTGGAGATCCAATCAATACTTTATTGTTGAAAGTAGAAACTGAATAACCCATTATATTATCTTTGAAAGTTATTTCATCTCCGTATAATTTCTTTATAAACAGATAATCGTTTGATCCTGTAGGACACAATCCATTTTCATAAATGTAAGTAGCGCCTCTTTGTCTTAATGTATTTGATCCTGAATATTCATAATATAAAAGATCATTAGGAGAACCAATGGCTAATACATTTTTGTGTAAGGAGACCGAATAACCAAATCTATTATTTTTTTGCGCAGCTGATAAACTTCCAGATGGATATAAATCAAATTCAAATCCTTCAATTTTCAAATATTCAGATCCGGTTATATTTTGAAATCTCTGTGAAATTCTCCATCCTTCGGATCCAGAAGTAAACAAAAATACTTTACTAGCTGATACTTGGTTGCATCCAACTACTAATTTATTTTCGGAATATTTGTCGATACAAACACTAAAACCAAATGACGATTGATAAGGGTCTAATATAACACTACTAGTTAATATTTGTATAAAGTTATAGTTATCGTTTATATTTTTAAAAATATATACACATCCTCTATTATTATTGAAACCAGGTGCGCCAACTGCTAAATAATTATTTGAAATACTGACAGATTTGCCAAACAGAATATTTGTCGATGATGTTAAATATGCTATTGGTGTAGAACTTACTTCATATGTGCTTACAATTTCCTTGGTGAAATCAGAAGATTTAGCTTTTATACTACCACTTTCATATACATAATTCGGATCTATTCTATATATGTTGACTTGGTTTTGATTGAAAAAGTTTTTATTGTCTATACTTTGGGTAAACGATGTATCTGTAGCTGCTAAAAAATAATCACATATATCCAATGATTCTCCGTATTTACTTTGATAAACAAATTTTGTATAATCTTCAATTGTTAAATAACTACAAGATGAATTTACATTAGGTAAACTTCCGCTATTTGCAATTAAAGAACTTGTATTTACGGTACTACTACTTTGTTCAGTATAATAAGGGGTTACTAAATTTTCATTCTCATTAAAAAGTGTTTTTATCACTTGATAATTTGATTTAAATTGATTTTTTCGAATTAAAAATATTTGACCTCTACGTGAAAATCCTTCGTTATAATCCCAGTTTTTAGTTGGTGGATTTCCTACCGCTATTATATTACCATTAGTAGCAACAGAGGTACCATACCGTTCGTTATATATGTTAATTAAACTCATACTATGTATTCAATAAATAATGACCCAAACCATAAGTACCTCTGTTTTGTACAGTATCTTTACTTCCTGTGCTAAATTCAAATGCGTTTATAAAATAAGTTCCATTTAAAATCAAATTATGATTTCCGTCATCGGTGATATTTGATACTATGTCACCTGATTGATTATATATTACAACAGAATTTCTTTTAATTCCGTCTCCTGTTTGAGAAACACTGAGTGTATAAAAAGAAAAGTCATTAGCTAAATTTAATTTAGTGGTTGTACGATCATAATCGTCGAATCCAAATATGTTATAACTGTTGTTATAATTATTATAATACATTTTGTTGACAGTGTTATAAACTTGTCCTTTGTATGTACCATTTGTATTTATCGGATTTGAATTTTCATTCCATTTTGCACTAGAAGATGGATAGAAAATAGAACTTGAATTGATATATTTGCCCGCTGAAAAGTCAATCTGTGATATTTGTTCAAATTGAGTTATAGCTAAGTATATATCCTCATAAACAATTCCCTCACAACTACCTGATTTATTGTTATCGCATGCGATATAAGACAATTGTATTGGAAATATAGTATCATCCGCACCGTCTGTACCTAACAAAAGATTATTTAATACGTTATTAAATGTCTTTTGTTTAGTAAGATTAAATCTGGTTACGATTACATCTTGCGTTTTGAAAAATTTGATCATTCTATTATAAATAGAATAAAAACAAACTATTGTATATTAGAAATCAATTCTAACTTTAATCAATAATTCGTTATCAAAAGATTTCATCGTTGGTTGGCTAATTTTTCCTATTGCTAACAATTCATTGTTATCATTGTACAAACCAACTGAAGTAATATATGTTCTGGGATTATTGATTAGATTTTGATAAATAATCGTTCCTTTAGTAAGACCCTCTGTTCCATCGGATACAAATGTTGGATTGTTACTATAGTTAAATTCTTTGTTTTTTACTCTAACGAAATAATTTGTAGAGGGTACAAATTCAGATTTTCTAATTCCCATCGTAGATTCTGATCTCTTTAGAGAATTAAAGAAATCTCTAGTCCAAACTTTCCAAAAACCGCTTCTATTCGTAGAAGTAACGCTGTTTGAGTAATTTTTTCTGTTAAGTATTTGTTGACCCGATGTAATACCTACTACTTTATCCAATTGAATAGCATTCAATACAATTACACCATTGGATGGATAGACCAGTCCAATTCCAGCATATATAGGAGATCCACTCTTTAAATATGGAGTAGCTATACCGTTAATTATAGATCCAGATATCAAATTATAATAGTTTTGTTGTTTATTTACGATTTGAGAATCATCAATAAATGAAAACTTCTTTGGCGCAACTGATCCACTAAAACAAATTTGTATTTGACCTGGGTCAATCTGATCCTTAAATTTATCGGCTGAATAATTTATTATATAAATAGCTTCACTATCAATTGGATTATCGACACTACCAGATGCAAAACTAAATAAAGTGTCACCTGGTTGCAATAACGTATTTTTGTATTGTGAATAAACGACTTTTGTTTCATTTGTTAAAACAGGAGTGCTATATGTACTTACATCAAATCTTGAGCTACCACTATTTGCGTAATCTCCGTATGCAACATCAAAATAAATATCTCCTCCTGAATAAATATCTAAATAATACTGTCCATTTCTTACATCATATGGACTAGATCCAGTAAGTTGATTGGCTTGACCAGTAACACCCGATTGTGTTATAAAGGACGATTGACTTACAAATAAACTTCCTGTTCCAAATAAACCAGAAGATACTTGATTTATTCTGCCAACTACGATGTCATCATTGTTAAATTTACTAAATATCATAAATTATTATGTTGTGGTTGGAACTTTAACAGTTACAGTAATAGATGTGTTTCCACCACTTTCGTTGCCTATAATGGTAATATTAGTGGTTGTTGTTTTTGATAATCCAGCGTTTGGCACGAATCTAAATTTATTTCCTACAGCCACTTGTGAGGTTTGAGATGTTAAATCACCAGAGAATGTAGGTATAGTTGCGGTAGTTGAATTTATACTATTGGTTTCTGTTACAACTAAAGTGCCAACGTTCTTATTAGCCAATATAGCTGTATATCCAAGTGTTACGTTGTATGTAGGATTTGTACTCGGACTAATTAGTATTTCGCCAGTATAATCTCTATCAACAGTAATTACTGTTTGTGCAACACTAATAGTTGGTACAGATGTTACTCCATCATTTAATGTTACCAATTTATACTTCATTAGTTGTGACTCATCTGTAATAGGTTCCATTATAGGAGTATTACGAATTGCTATGTCATAGTATGCACTACCTAGTGGATGATTTGGATTAAATTGAGTGTAGTCAATTTCATCATCGGCTAATGCAAATGCTGTAATATTTAAACCCCCGGTTTTTGCGAGAATTTCTCTTCCCTTTTTAGTCAATACAGCATTCACTGTAAGAATGTTGTTATTAAGATACGCCATATATATAATAATTATCTAATAGTTTTATTTTTCATCAAAAATATAAATTATAAATTCATTATGTATCTCTCCAAACTTGCACTTGTCTGTAGAGATGCAGTTAATGGAAGTTGTACAAACAATGAATCTGGATTACCGATAGAACCAGTTGTGTCTCCATATGCCGGAGAATTGTTGGTTAATATATTCAAACTTAAAAAGCCAGGAATGGTAATTACAGGATCACTATTATTTGTTATACCTTCTCTATTTACAGTTGTATTTTTATCATTTCTACCTTTAATGTATGTATAATAAGTAACTAGTCCATCTGTGGTTAGCTTTAAACCATTAATTAGTTCGGTTTTAGAACTACTTACAGCTTGGTATTTAACTCTGCTGCCTACAAAAGAAAACTTACTTAAATGTCTATTTGAGTATCCACTGTTAAGTTCACCACGGTAGTAATTTTTCAAATAAGAACTACCTGTTACAGACCCTGAACCTATGGTTTGAATTTGATTGTAAGATGATGTGAATGTTACTAATTCCCCGTTGTTATTTAAAACCTGATAATAATCTTTTTTACCAACCTTAACTATATCTCGTACATTATATCCGTTAGAATTGACGTTCACGTATTTACCGTATTTGGAATAAATAAAATCTCTGTCGTCAATTACATCCTTAATTTCAAATCTAGAATAATTGTATGTATTTCTGTCGGACGTAATATCATTTTCTTTTGAACTGGTGACGATTGCGAAACTAGAAGAAAATCTTGTACTTATAATCGAAGATGTAAATGTTGCTCTGTTATCAAAAGAGATATCAAATTGACTGTTTGTTTTGAATGAGACATCTTTGTAATTAAATTTCTTACGTTCCAATAAACTTGGTTCTAATAAAAGACCTGTTAATAAATTAGATCTTGCAGGTTTTAAATTTTTAACAATATCAAATACAGAAAAATCAATATAGAATTTATAAGTACTATAGAATTCTTGTGGATATATGTATTTTTCATTTATTTCTCCAAATTGTCTTTGTAATAAACTCAACCCGTCATAATTTTGTTTATTGAGATTTGCTGGTTCCCCTATTATGTCCGCAATTCCGTCTAATCCCAAGAAATTTTCAATTTTTGAATTTAAATAATTATATGGGCTTATATAAAAGCCTGAGATAATTGAATCATCTCCTAAATTATCTTGAATTTTTGTAGAATAATCATATGGAGTCAAATTAGACCGAACTTGTTCAGAGATTTTATTTATTTTACTGTTTATTTTAAAGTTTGGGCCAAAGTTATTTGTATTGATAGATTGTTTTATATTAATTTTATCAAATTGATAGGGAAATTCATCTACATATACGTTTGAACAAGTTGGATATGAAAAATATTTTTCTTTTGGACCGAAATTATACGCGTAAAATTGTGTTTGATAATAAACGTTTTGATTATCTACCGATGTTACAATTGAATTTGCGGAATGAAGATTAACAGGTGTATCAAAGCTCCATAAATAAAATAGATTGTAATAAACTTCGTTTTTATTTGGTGTAGAAATTGAGTCTAAATTATAAGAATGTTCATCAAAATAATCATTTGATAATGGTTCTTTTAAAACTTTTATTTTGTCTAAATTTCCTATAAATGCTACCGATGATGAGTAATTACCAACATAATAACTTCCAGATGAGAAATTTTTATTAATATTACTGTTTATAATTTTTCGTTTAGACGATGAAAAATTTTTATAACTTCCGTCGTACTGATTTGTAGACAAAGTGTATATATACGGTATATATTCTTTCGATGAATTTACGTAGTAAGATGATGTTATTGATGTTTTTTGAGAAGCTAATGTAACAAAATCATTATCGTCTTCTATTACAAAATCCGCATCATCTTCAATTATAAATGGTGTAATTGAATTTATTACTTTGCTAGAACTTACATTTAATTTATCAAAACTTCCTGGCACAGGTTCACGTTTCAACATCGTGGTGAAAATTTGACCATTTAATAAAGGCAATTCATTCAATGTCAAACTGGATGTAGTGTTTCCAAGTTCAAATGGATGCATTTCGAATATTAATTGACCAGATTCACTTTGTTTTGATTTTTTAACAAATATCTTCCAGTCGGATTTATTATTTCGATCTTTAGAAAAAAGCTGAATTTTATCACCAAAATTGTAATTCGTTGATTTGAATCTGAATGAAAATTCTATCGTTGATATACCATTAAATTTAGATGTGTATTCTATACTACTCGTTGATGTATTTATAGCTGATCCAGAAGCATAAAAACTACTTGTTGCATACACAAAATCGCTACTTGTGTGTTCGAAATTTAAGAAATTATTTTCCTTAAAATCAGTCATATAGATGATGTCATCATAAACAAAGTAATTATCTTTGTTAGAGAATGCATCAGCACTTCCATATTCTTTAACAGATATTATTTCGGCTGGTATACCAAACATCGTTCTTATCATTTCAAACGAATTAGCCGTACCTTTTGATTTGTATACAGACGAAATGTTATTAGCAAATCTATTTAATATTGATTTGGTATAATCAAAATATGAAGACGAATTATTCTCTTGAATTTCAGTGTTGTTAAAATATAACTGGTTTAAATTGCTTTGTGAAAATTTATCGATATCAATATTCCAATTGAAACTATTTAACAATTCATCTATATAGTTTTTTGGATAAAAATTTGAATCATCATTTGAAATGGGATAAGATTTAGGAAACTTTTTTATAAAAACCAAAATGTTATCAAAAAAATGTCCGATCATCGCTGTAAATTTTACATAATCAGCTGAGTCAACATCTTCTTTTACATACGACGGTAGTTGATAAACAAGACTATTATAATTATTTGAATCATAGTCAATTCCCAACTCAATCATATTATCTATACTAGATGAGTTGAAAAACAAATAAGATTCGTATTCATCAAATGTTCGTAATAACTCAATTTGTTGAATTGTTTTTTGAGTAACCAATTGACCAAATGACGACGATATAACTCCGCTAGAATTTAATGACGATGTGATAGTAGATTGTTTTACAGATTCTAATTTATTATAATCTTTTATTTTGCTCTTAGCAATTTTTGTACGCAATTCTGCGGATGAATAGTTTATAAAATTGTTGAAATCTGTATAATCGATATATAAATCATTATATTTTTCTTTTAGTGAAACTTTTGCCTGTTGTAGTGTAAATGCATCATTATCTTGAAGTCTTTGTGTAGAAGCATTTACATTATTCATTTGAACATCAAAATTAATATCATTTAAAAATACCTTTCTTGATATTTTTGATGTAAATAAATTAACTTTAAAATAAATTGGTGCTATAGAAATGTTTGATATCCAACAGGTTGTTTTTACATTATATTGTAAAGGTAATGGTTGATCCAATTTTACTTGCACATTAAAAGTGTCATCAGATGTATTTAAATAACTTGAATGATTTAAAATTTTAATTAAATTGCCATTATCAAAGTTTAGTGCATTTTTATAATAACCATAATACTTTATTTTATACTGGTCCAATAAAGATTGAACGTTGGGTAATATCCAATCTGTGTAAATTACTTGTTGAAATAATCCCAAAATATTTTGTAGATCAACATCATTAACTGAACTTTTCTGCAATATTCTATCTTGAGAAACTTTTAAAGTTATAATTCTAAATGACTCTAAAATTTCTTGACTACTAAACTCTATGTCATTGTAGGTATAAATGAAATTGTTAATTTGTTCTTGTACACCTGAAAATTTTAATGTTTGAGATATTACGTTATCTGATTCATTGTTTAATTTGATTATGGTGTTAAAACCAACATAAGTTGACGAAATAAATTCTTGCAAATCAGCTTCGCTTTTAAGTCCCAACTTTAAACATATGTCTGAAAAATTATATAAATTTTCATTTTTCAAGAAATTAACTTCTATAGGATTATTTTTTATTATAGAAGATAAATCTTGAAAAACACGCAACATCAAATATTTTTTATTTGCAAATGCTGTAATTTTATTAGCGTCTAATCTTGATGTTTCATTTTTATTTACGTCAAATGCATAAGATAAACGAAGTTCGGTTCTACTAGGAGATATTTCTTTGATAACCAATCTGTTTGTTGGATTACCAGCAATATTTCTAATAGGATTGTACAAAAGATAATATAACCCTGGTGAAACACCATTATAACTCAAATCAAACTGTGTATGCAACAAAACACCATCGTTATAACCAACCACATTAGTAAATGGATTCGCAAATTTATATGATTTTAATACATTATTTATATCCCTATAACTTCCTTGTATTATTGAATACGTGACAGAGGGAATTACTCTGTTAAAGTTTATTACTTGTTGATTGTTATTATACAGAGTTAATTCAAACAAATCATCATTTGATTCTCCATAAAATATATCTTCATTTACCAATTTTTGCTCATACAAAGATTGCAAATTTGTATCAAAATAAGAAGCACTTGTAAGACCCTTATTTAAATCATTTTCGTTTATTGTTAAATATTCGTACGGCATATTAAGAACTTAATGGTAAAAATGGATAATCATCATCAAAATCGGAAGCAACTTTTCCCTGTCCTAATTTTATTCTCAAGTTAATAATTTCATTTTTCATACTAGCTATGACTTGTTTGTCATCGTTGTTTTCGTATTTTTCAATTAGTTCGTTAACTGTTTGATTTAATATTCTGTTTTCTTCAATCAATCCATTATATTGCGTTATTACGTCTTGCAAATTTCTCTTTTCTTCCAATTTAGAAGATTGTAATTCTTGAAATTCTACATTTGTGGTATCAATGATTTTATCTTCGTTATACAAAAAACTTTTAATTGGTATTTTTGTATAATTAAATTTTCCATCAAATGATTGAGAAACATTATATACCAATTGATTGTTTCCAAAATCATCAAAATTGTTTTGAAATGTACCAAAGTTTTTAAACGACTGTATATCACTTAAAGATACATTGTATACTAATGGTATATTTGCCATACTAACGAGTTATTTTAAATATTTTTTGAGTATCAACGATGTCTATTGTACCATCTTTATACTCTACTTTAATAAATACTGTCAAATATCGTTCTTGTGGCAGTCCATTTGTATTTAATTTAAAATAGTTGCCATTTGAAGAATCACAACTTAATTTGGTATATTCATCGAAGTTAATCAAAACCTCCTCGGATTCAGCATCCTTGACCATATAATACGATGATGTTGGCAAATATTTAGGCGTAACCATCGATGGTTGTTGATATGCCTTATTAAAAGTTTTTAGTGGATATTTATCTCTCGCAAACACAAATATTTTAGCAACACTCCCGGCTTTATAAGTGTTAGTTAATGATTGAAGAGTTATTAAATTTTGTATTGATGACGAAACAGGTTTTAAACTACCAGTATTAAATGTAACATCATTCCATCCTACATCTATATATGGACTATAAATAGTGTTTGTGTCTTTACTAAAAAACTGTAATAATCCGTTTGTTTGTTGAAGTGGAGGTGTGCTTATTTCAAAAGAACTCAATAACATCAATCCGTTATTAGGCACACATCCACATAACCAAGCCCTTACGATTTGAGTTATATCCATCGATATATCACTCTGTTGTCCATAACTGAATGATTGACTACAAATTAAACTATTATTTACTAATGATGGAAAATATGTAGAATTACAAATCCATTTTGGTTTGTTTGTATAAGAAGCGGGGACTTTATAGTACCAAGTACCACCTTCATTTTGAAAACTCGCACTTGAATATGACGAAGTTAATAAATAATTAACTTGCTTATAGCTATTTGTGATTTTATTGCCGTACCACAGATTACTTCCAGAATAGCTTCTGTTATTCCACGTAGCACCTAATTGTGAACCATCATCTGCATATCTTCCGTTTCCATTTTCCCAACTTTGACTTATTGGATATGCATAAACTAAGTAATTTAGAGGAAGATTTCTTAAACCACAAGCTTTTAAATTCAATGTAAATTTAAGTTTTGAACTACTAATTTCATTTTTGGAAATGGATTGACTGAGAGAAGTCAACTCAAATTTAATAAGAGTTCTGCTAAATTCTGGATAATTTAAATAAGTTGCTGTAGATGGTCTTGTAAATGATCCAGTATAAGCGCCTTTGAAATATCCTATAAAATTTTTAACATCTGTATAATACAACTTACTTGATGTTTGCGTTTCAATGTATCCTCGAAAATTAGATCCAGTAAACGATCCCGTAAACGATCCTGTCAAGAAGTTCTTAACAGGTTCATAAAAACCAGGATAACACGGTATACCCGTATTTGATTTACCTAATAGTTTACCTTTTAATATTTTAAAACTACCAGTTCCACTCAATGACGATGTTAATGGAGTTACTGTAAAGTTTCTTGGTCCCATTTTTAATTTTGTAAATTGAGATCCTACAGACAATGACCCGGAAAAACTGCCTGTTGACCACGAACCGGTAAATTGAGAATAACTGGTTATATTTATACTGCCCGTAAAAGAACCAGACGCAAAATTTGCAGATCCACTAACATATAGTGGTTTTTTAACACCCGTTCTGACATTTTGCAATCGTCCGTTAAAATTCGCTATAAAAGAAGTATTAGGAATTACAGATGACGTTAAATTAAATGCATACCATTTACTGCCTGAATAAATATAAAGTGAAGAAGTTGTATAAGCTAACCACCCGTTATTTCCATAAGACGAAGAGTTTTGAGGTGGAGTGTGCCAATTTGGATTGTCGTATACGGTTGTTCTGCCAGAATTAGATGCGTATATTTCGAGTATTTCGTCCAATCCAAAATTTTTGTTTTCAAATTTTTTTGAATTGTTAATATAAGTATCTTGTGATGGATAAATGAAAATATGCATATTATACTACCAATCCTTTTATATCGTTATCTGGATATCTAATTTCAAACACAGATGGGTCTTTAGATGGATAAAGAATATTGTTTTGAGTAGCAATATCAACGTTATATGCTACAGGTGAATAATCTCCATCATCAATTGTTAAATTTTTTATTTTCAATTCTATAACCGATTGAACTCCTTCGTTTTTCATCATTTCAAATGTTAATTGACTCAAATTGATTGGTTGATTGAAACTCATATTATCAATGTTTAAATAATTCTTAACCGATTGTATACAATTATTTAGTACATCTCTTTTGTTGAAACCATTAAACACCGTAATTTTGAAGTTCAATCCTAAATTAATAACATAACCATCTATTATATTTATTTTATCTGTTAAAATTTTGAAATTGTTTAAGTAAGCTATTAAATTATTTAGAGTAGCTGGATTTAACTTTGTTAATTTTTTATTAACATCATATCCTAATATATAAAGATTGTTTGTAAATGGATTACTAGCTTCCAAAAACTTTCTTCTATCAAGTGGGTTAAGAGGATTTAAATCTAAAATTTCATTTCCATTTGCATCCACAACCCCTCTGATTAACTGATTATATTGTATACGTCGGCTTGAATTGCTTTCGACATATGCTTTAGATATGTTACCCAAATAAGTTGGCAAAGAATATACACGCAACAAAACATCCTCCGATGTAACCATTCTATTTTGAGAGGAAAAATTCAATATAGCATTTTGTCTTATTTCTTCGTTCGTGTCAGCTTCATTACCTCCAGTTGCTGAAAGTGGATTGTTTACTCTTAATGAATTTTTTATGTTATTTAATAAAATAACTTCGCTATCAGTTAAACTGGTTACATCATTAAGATAATCCGTGATTGATATTTTATTAATTTCATCCGAATTTACGTTTGACTCCAAACCACCACCCACTACATAGTTTATTGTTAATGTTGTGTTTGATGGAGACACTCCATAAGAATTTGCTTTTAATACATTGGTTCCATCTAAAGATATATTTAAGTTTTTTAAATTTGATAAAGCAACTCCTACATTAGTTGGATTAGGAATAATTACAGTGTTTTCGTAGTTTTCAGTATTAGCTCCAAATTGTATATATGTAAAATTATTTTGATCTACAGTTGTTATAAATCTACGTTCTGTTCTTAAATACTTCAATATTTTAGGAGTCTCACTTCTATATGGGGATAATGTTTGGTTATTTAGTGGGACGTTATCAACCAATATAGGTATTGTGTCTTGTGCAAGATATTGTGTCTCATAGTAATTAATGCCATTTGAATCTACAATACTTATGATCTTAACAACGTTAGTTTCGTCCAATTTTAATTTATAAAACGGTTGAGGATCTCCAACTGTAAATGTTTTTGTTATTATTCTACCCGAATAACATTGAGCCGTTTTTTTAACTAAATAAAACAAAGGAGCTCCTGTACCATCACGGTTATAAACGCTTATTTCTCTAGGCGAAAACAAAGTATCTTGACTAAAATCTACACTTTCTTCTACAATAAATGATATACCTGATACACTAGATAATTGAGTATATGGTTTTAATATCAAACAGTACTTCTCATCTGGTATATATTCTCCATTTACACCAGATGTTCTTGTAGCGGGCAGCAATTGGAAAAGTTCAACTTGAGTAGATGATACAGAAGAAACTTTTGGCTTATATCCCAAAAAAAGAGCCTGATTTATGATGTTTTTTCGTTCACCTGCAAATTGTATGAAGCTTTCTTTGAATTGATAGTCTGTATAATAAGATAATACATCGCCTACAAAAGAAGCTTGTTCAATAAAAATCTGACCAGGTGAACTTTCGCTGAAATCTTTAAAACTCTGTGGATAATACTGTTTTGTAAAATCTATTAACTGTTGTTTTAAAGAAGTAAAATCACGATTCAAATACAAAACGTCTTTTGTATTAGCTCTAAATGTTTTATTTATTAATTGTTGCATTATATATTTGTATTTGTGATAATTACTTCAGTCGTAGATTTTAGCGCTTTGTAACTAAATGCTACTTTTATAAATATTTTGTTATAGTCATTATTTATAATATCATTTTCCAATAATTTAACTTTAACATCTTCAACAATAACGCCGTTCATAAATCTATCTACATCATTCTGTATTAAATTTACTAACATAGGCAACATTTGTTCTAATTCGTTTTGTTCAAACAAAACACCATATAGCGATGAACCAAAAGCATTATTAAATCGTCTTTCACCTGGTCTGGTTAACAAAAGGTTTTTAATATTGCTTGAAACTTGAGAAATAGTTTCAACATTTGTTTCAAAATAACCATCCTGACCCAATCTAAATGGTATTTTAAGTCCTAACGCTTTTTTAGCCATAATTAAGCCTTAACTCTCTTTTTGTCTACAGCTTTCATTAATGATCTATAATCTCTATTTAAAGCACTATATACACTTTTAACTGGTTCTGTGGCGTTAGTAGGTACTTTTGTTTCGTTGATAACTTCTGGTGTACTACCTCCATATCCACCCAACGTGCTAACCATACCACCCTCTTGAGGTACTCCACCTGTGGTTTGATTCAATATATCATTTAACATCGGATTGTTTGTATATTTAACATATTTCTTCACTGGTTTTGGTTGTTCTACTTCAGTGGAAGACTCGTTTAAAGATTCTAACTCTTTCATTATTTCTTGTTCCAAACTAGAATCCGACAACTTTTTCTTTGGTTGTGATACTTCTTTTGAAAATACTTCGGCCAATTGAAGTTTAATTTCGGATTGAACTATGCTACGAACTTCTTGTTGTACAGTTTTCTTAATGAATTCTTTTAATACTTCTATTTTCATACTATTATATATAATTATTAACTAAAACTAGATTTAGGTAAATTTAATAAATCCGTATTTACTTTTATATCAGGTGGTTTTGGTAATTTTACAATTTTTATACGAGGTGTACTGGGTGGTTTAGGAATATTAGGTTTAGGCATATTTTTCTTAACACTTGCTAATTTTGCTGCAGCCGCACCAACTACACCCCCAGAAACAGCACCAATTGCCGCTCCTTTTCCACCACCAACCAATCCACCAATACCAGCCCCCAATCCACCACCAGCCAAAACGCCGCCGGTTACTCCACCAACAGATAAACCAGCTCCAAGTGCAGTACCACTCAATCCTCCAATTAAAGCTCCTTTTCCACCACCCGCTAATGCACCTACACCAGCTCCAAGTGCGCCTCCTAATACTCCACCTTTTAATCCAGCTGCTAATTTTGAGGTTGATCCTATAACTCCAGTCTTTGGATCTACGAATTTATCGTTTCCGGCAATAGTTTCAGGACTAAATTTATCAGGTGACCAATCTTTACCCAATCCATCTGGTTTAATACCCTTTGGATTGAGTTTATCAACTAAACTACCCGCTATACCCCCAGCCAAAACTCCGGCTCCAGCTCCAATTAAAGCTCCTTTTCCACCACCGGCTAATGCTCCTATACCTGCACCTAAAGCACCACCTCCTAATGCACCTTTAACTCCGGATGATAGGTTATTTAATACTCCCCCCGCCGATTGTTGAGCATTATTTAATGCACCTTGTGCCTGACCAGCCGCACCTTGAACTTGAGATGCCAATCCGCCAGTTGCACTTTGTGCTTGAGACACCACATTAGATGCTGCGCCTTGCGCTTGTGTTGCTGCTTGTTGTGCTGCATTTGCGTCTAACCCCTTAACTTCTTGAGATGGAAGTTTTATATTAGGATTATCTACAACAGGAGCTTTATTTGTTACTCCAGATATAGTTTGCGTAGGTGGGCCAGGTAAAGCTGGATCAGGATCATTTGGTAAATTAAAAACTGCACCAAAATCTCGTCTTAATTCTTTGTCACCTTTGTTTGCCGCGGATTTAAGAATATCAAATGTCTGAAGTGATCCATAATATGCTAAATTTTGAAATTTTAAATAATCTTTAAATTTTCCTCTTAGAAGAAATACGTCGGCGTTATAAACTGCTTCAACCCAATCTCCAAAAAATTGATAAGTTTTTCTTTTACTGGGAGGGTTAAATCCGTTTTTCAAAAAATCATCGGCAACAGTAGGTTTATATTGTGAAATGTACCACGGTCTATATGTAATTTCATATATAATATGATATTTTTTATTTGGTAAATTTATTATTATATTACTCGTAGCATTTTCGTCTCTTTCAAATGCTAGATTTAAATCCGTCCAAAAATCACTGCTTAAGTTTTCAACTTTATTTTTAATTGAGTCGGGTAAATTAGACTTTTTAACTGATTCTTTAATACTATCTACAGAACCAGCAAATGTTTTTCCATTGAAGTATTGGTCAATATTCAATTCTTTATTTGCATCATTAATAATCTTAAGAGGTTTTTTACTTGATTGTAAATTACCTAAAAGATCTACTATTGGTGTATCAAATATTTCATTATTTTTTGCCATAGATATTAATCCTCAAGTTCAAATTCAATTTGTACAGGACCTTCACGACGATTTCTACCTTTGAAATCGCCGACAACACCTGCTCCTGTAACCGTGTTAATTTCAACTGGATCTCTACATTCACCGCCACTACCTGTTGGTTTAACTCCATTACTACCAGGCGCATAACCACCTCCAGTAACGAATACTCTTCTACTCAATGTCTTGTGCAGATTATCTCTTAGTAGTTTAAGCTTGATTTGTTGTACTGGTATTTGCGTTTGATCCGGATTAGCATCCTTTGTATTTTCCGGAGTTGCATTTCCTGATCTTGGATGAGTATGTGGATGTGGGTGTACGTGATGATACCAATGTACGTGGTCTAACAACCAATTACACAAATCATACATCCAGTCTACTGTAGTTTGACCCAACAAAGCTGGTTCGTTTGTTTCACCGTATTGACCCAAAAAGATTTGAGGTGCATTTACACAAGCAACGTTATTCGTGGTTATTACAACATTATCATTAGCATCAACTGTATATTCACTGTCAGTAGCCACAGCATAACGTTTTTTACTAAAATGAAATGTTTCTGCGAATCTACTACTAAGTACTAATCTATCTGTATTCAGTACAATTTGGTCTCCGTTTAAACTTGGAAATACAAAATAACTGGAATTTTTAGGATTAAATTTCGTTTGTTCTTCTGTGGGATTTCCATCTACTGTTTTACCAAAAATACTTTTGTAAACGGTTGTTTTCCATTCACTAAATGTTTTTCCGCTTGTTATTTGAATAGTACTACCGTCATTATTTATATCTTCTTCTACTTGACCGCCAAAGTTTTTTTCTATTGGTGTTATTTTTGGAATAGGTGGTAACTTTGGATGAAGTTGTTGTGGCACATCAAGTGCTATATTTCTTTGACGATTTCTTATGGTTATTTTTGGATTGCCGTACCCCCCATCGGACGATTCTTTGAGTAAATTTTTATTCAAATCATAAGATGGATATGATCCTTTGTCATTTAGTCGATTATTATCATACGCACTAAATCTAATTGATTGACCAAATCTACTTTCAATTGTGGTATCTCCTTCATTCTTTTTAATTAAACGTATAAAAGGATTAGATATAAAATACTCACCTACATATCCAATATTGTTGTATTTTGAATATATAGGCGCGGATGTATATGTAGCTCTATTGCTGTCAAAATAAAATGGTACGGCGGGTTTTCCGTTTTCACTATAGACCGTTTCTACTGTATAATCTATATTGGTAGGAAAGTTAAATTTATTAACTGGTTTACTATAGTAGTAATTGCTACCGACTTTTTGTACCAATACCAATTCATTTACTAATGGATATTGTGTGATAGTTTGATCTAAAGGTATTGCCCACGGTAATTTTTCTACAGATGACTTTTTTTCTTGAGACAATATTCTCACCTTAGCTCGACCTATATACGAAAAATCAACGTCTTCCTCATTTGCTGGTTCGTTTTTATAATTGAGCGGTACTGTTTGAGGATTTATTTTTTGTTTATACGCATCTTGTAATTTAACGTGGTTTTCGTTAAATATAACATCGACTACAACGGCGAGTTGCAAAGGTGAACGAATATCAACCAAATCTTTAATTTGTTGATCTTGTAACTGTGGGGATTTATTGGCTTTAGAAATGTCTGTATTAACCATACTTATTCACCTTTACTGATAGTTATAACCTCATCCATCAATTGTTTTCTTTCATCTTCACTTAACACCATTGCCGAGCCTTCACCACTCGCTTCACCTTTTGCTAACAAGCGTTGAATTACAGCAGCTAATTTTACTAACTGTTCATCGTTTTTTACACCAACATCGTAATAATCTTTGATCATAGGAACAATGATGGTTGCGTCATTTACTGTTTTAATCAAACTTCTCAATTCAGATATCAATATATCTATTTGATCTTTTTTACTTTCTGAGTTTTTTACAATATCTTTGCAAAGTCCAGAAAAGTTTTTTCCTTTATAAATTTCAAAATTCAGATCCATATAAGTATAAATAGAAAAACCACTCTATTTGAGTGGTTTATTTGTTTTTTTAACTTTAAACTTTACCGTTATTTATATAGTTTTTACTAACAACATTTTGATAACTTTTCATTTTATTTACAATTTTAGTTATTTGTTGAGTCTTACAATTGCTTAATTCTCTTATATATAAATAAAGTGTTTTTTTGTTAAAATTTTCAATTCTATCACTATTACGAAACAATTCTATAACAGCATATGCTATATTTAAATCTTTTTGTTTTGTGAAGATTTTATTTACATTTTTTTCCCAATAGTTTATCAAAAGTTTCATAAACTCCTTGGTTTGCATTTCTCTATGATGTGCGTCTTCAGTTTGTAAACATACACTATCTTCATCTGGAGTTTCACTAATATCTACGTGCTGATTGAATCTTTTGTAGTTATTATTGTTATGGAATATTAAATAATTTTTTGCAACTATGCTAAAATAACTAAAAGCTTTACCCTTACCCGATTCAAACTTATGAATATTTGATACTAAATGTGTTACTGTTTCTTTTTGAATTTCTAGTGGACTGTTATCAAAATAAGTAAATTTAAAAGTGTTGAATATATTTTCTACTAATTTATCAAAACTATATTTTATACGCGTTTCATATATTTCATTTCTTTTTGTTAAATCTTCTTCTGAATTATATTCAATAATAGCTTCTTCGGTTTTTCTAGAAAAGTATATTTTTTCTTTTTTGTTTCTACCTCTTCTTTTTTTTCTTACTTCTGTAAGTTCTTCTACCTCTTTATTGATTGGATTTACTTCATTTATTACTATTATATCTTTATCTGTGATATTTCTAGGAACATTTATATCCGATAATTTTTTTGGCTCATAAGTTATTTTTAACTTATTTTTATTAGGTTTTTTCGACGACTTTGGGATAAAAATTTTATTTATTTTTTTTGTCTTTTTCTTGATAGTTTTTACCATAGAAGTAACTTTATGATTCTTTTTAATTAATATTTTATTTGGTTTTTTACCAATGACTTTTGTTTTTTTAAACTGTTTCATTCAAAATAATAATGTTAAACAGAGTCGTTTTCTTCTTCACTAACTTTTTGATTCAAAGATTCAATTATTTTTTTTAAGTCTGCGAAAAGAAAACCAACATCGTCATCTTTTTCAAAGATACCACGATTGTCAGTTTCTTTCAATTTATTATATGTACTATTTATTTCTTTTTTAATATTTATAATCCAATCCTCAAGCATATCAATTTGACTAAATGATCTTTTGAGTGCGATCAATAAAAACAAATTACACAAAACAGAAATAAACAGACCCAACGATAGTAATATATTAATCATTTTCTAAATTTGACTCTTCGTCTACTTCTACAAACTCTGAAATGTAATCTAAAGCATCGTTTAAAGTTTTCCAACAAGATTCGTCATACGATCTTTTTATCAATTTGTACAATTCTTTTAACTCTGATTCATCCATAAGTATAATTACATATATAGTGGATCAGTGAAAAATCATTTAAAAATTATTTTATTTGTTAAAAGCTAAACATTCCTCTTACACCACCTTTTGTTTTTCTCTCTACAATTTTTTCAACCTCAACTGGCTTCTCCACTATTTTTTCTACAATTTTTTCAACCTCAACTGGCTTCTCCACTATTTTTTCTACAATTTTTTCAACCTCAACTGGCTTCTCCACTATTTTTTCTATAACTGTAGATTCAACTTTATTTTCCACAGATTCTTCTTTTTTATTTTCTTGTTTTTTGTATAATTCGTAATTTTTTTCGTCATCGGTATAAGTTTTGTTTGTGCTTATATTATAAGCTAATAACAATATAACTGCCAAAGGGTCAAACACGGCAATTAACACAGCTATAAACCACTTCACTACATTCTGAATTGTAGTATTGAATTGATCTGCTACAAACTTAAACGTGGTAATATCTTTCTTTTGACTATTATCTACTTTCAATTTGAAAATTTCTTCATCGATCTTTGTAACTTTATCGCCGTAAACTTTAAACTTTTCATTTTCAGAATCTAATTGTTTGTTTAGATCTGTAATCTGATCATTGATTTGATTTTGTATGTTCTGCAATTGAATTGGATTTCTAGCTATTAACGTATTGGTTAACACTTCGGTTAATCTACCTTCTTGTGAACTTCTTAATGAATAAATTCTATCAATAGACTTTTTTATGGATTCCATTTTGATCTTTTCTTCATTCTTCTGTGTTTCTAACGTGGATATTTTGCTAACGGATAATTCAGTTTCTAATGATGATTTTTGAAAAGCCGCTGTTAAAAATCCAAATACACCCAATGAAGTTATAGCCATAAGAGCAAATATAGCTACTATCATATAAGTCTTCATCAACAAATGAGCTTTACTCCAATATTTGAATAACCAAGATGTAGTTACCAATTTTCCCAATTCTAATGAAGATGCCATTACCATAGCAGCGATTGTAGCCCCGGAAAATAGTAGACCTATACCGTATACGCTAAAATAAGCTGCACATCCGGCTATTAAAAGTGATGTGAATATTACTAAATTATTAAATTTTATCATATCTATAAATATCTAAAAAAATAAAAACCCCGTTATTAATAACGGGGTTTAATATAACCTTGATTGAATATTACTTAACCAATCTTTACTTTCTTAGTTACCGGAATAACCGGCTTTATTTTTGCTAGTGTTACTTTTAATAAACCATTTTCAAATTTTGCTTGTGGTTCTGATTTATCAATCTGATCACCAAGAGTGAAACTACGTTTAAAACTACTATGTTTCAACTCTCTACGAATATATTTTCCAGTAGATTCTTTATCTTCCACATTTTTGATCTTTTGACCACTAATGGTAAGTACATTTTCTTGTACTTCAACCGATACTTCGTCTTTACTTAGACCTGGAATTTCCGCTAAAATTTCCACACGATCATTATAATCAACTACATCTACACGGGGATAACTCTGTTTTTCGAAGAATCCAACTCCAAGTTCTTTTGTTAATTCAGGAAAGTGATTTGCGAATACTTCATCAAATACACGATCAAACGGAGTTAGAAATTCGTCACGGTCAATGTGACGCAATGTAAACGGACTACTATATTTAATTACTGCCATATATTTACCTTTCTTTTAATAATTCTATTGAACTTATTATCTTAGCAACCTCACTCGAGCATTGCCGTGATAGTACTTTACCATCAGTAATATATAGTTGTCAATATCAAAAAAAATTAAAATTTTTGAAATGGAAAATTGTGACCAATAATACCAGTTCCCATAACAAATCTACTATTTTCACAGTTTAAATGCATAAATTCTTCGTTTTCATATAACACAAAATTATCAGTTACAGTTAATTTTTCACCTGTTACATTTTCGAGTTTATCGCCTTTTTTAATCTCTGTAACAGTTGTCCATTCTCCGTTTCCAATGTACCATTTGTGACTATTATCAACGTCAAATATTTGTCCATCAATAATTGTTCTATATATTGGCGCTCTATCAATGTACGCTTTACTTACTTTATTCCATTTACCAAATTCAGTGTCACGAAGATGCATACCTATTTCAATTTCTCTAGCGGGTATAAATCCTCGTTCTAAAGTTTCCATCAATTGCCAAGCAGCTGGTCACCCTCCACCACTTGACGAAACACCACCTGTCTGACACAAATTAATGTAATTTTCACCGTCTAGATTATTATTGTTTTTTCTTAAGAACAATATATAAAAATTTGCACTTCCTAATATGGCATTGGTTGTTACAACTGTATAAGTGCCTGAAAATTGACCTGATGTCCCTGTTGTACATGCATAACTTTGTTCCCCTTCATTATCCAAAGTCCAATTGATACCAACTGAATAACCATCTTGTGTTATACTTGTTGGTAATGTACATCCTAAATTTGGCAAAGCATTAACAACTGCTTTGGCAAAAGTTTTATCAGCGGATGTACCAGTTTTATATGCAATTGTTACCACCGTTCTAAGTTTTATTTGCGTCCAACTTTCAAGCATACGAGGATTATAACTTATACACCCTAAATTACTAGTAACAGGTGTAACTACTGGAGGAGCAACAGGTACAACAACTTGTTTTTTGCATTTATCTTTATCGGACGAAAATCTAATTGATACGTCTTTTGACGTTTCCGTGTAACCAGCAGGTAAAGAAGCGACTGCTAAATTTTTTATATCTATACTTTTAGGTTGACTTTCGTTTGTATAGTTTGAAATTCCAACGCCGATGCTTATTTTTTTAGATTTATAAGGTTCAATCGAAATAGGAGATTGCGGATCGATAATAATAGGCAATAAAAGTGAATTTAATACACTTCCATCATTATTGGTCCAGTTTTGATTCAACGTAATGGTCATAGAATCAGGATTGTTATTTGTAATTATGAAACTGCCAGTATGTTTTATTTGTGTTAAAAGTGTAGGATCACATACTTGCGGCGAAGTTGATGTTCCACAATCACAATTTATAGCATTATCTCCGCCCAAACCTATACTTACAGGCCAATTTGGCGTTTTAAGATTGACAACAACACAACTATTTTTATCTGAGGAAAAATAAAAATAATTCTCAGTGACTGGATTTATATAAAAATCGGCATCTGTTGTAGCAGTAAACGGACATCTTAAATCAACTGTAGCTGGTTGACTTGGATTGTTATAGTTAGCTTTTCCAAATGATACGGATATTTTTTTACTCTGATTTGGTTGTAAAGTAATTGGCGAATCCGGATCCATTTCAATTGGAGTAAGTAATGGATTTATAGTAGTTCCATTTTGATTTTGCCAATTATTTTTATTAAATGTAAATGTAATTGGTTTGATGAAATTATTTGTTATTGTAAAACTACCACTGTGTCTCACTTGAATTGTAGAAGACGGATTTGATATAATCTGAGCAGAATTTGGATTTGAATTGCAAGATAACTGATTTCCCACAGCTTGCCAAGAACTAGGTGTAATCCATGTTTGTTTAAGAGGCAAACTTATATTACATGAATTTTTATCAAAATTAGCTAAAATTTCACAATTTTGCGATTGTGGAGAATATCCCAGTGGTAATGTTAGATTAACCGAACCTTTAGCCGTAAAAGTTTTTGGTTGAAGTGTATTTTGATAATCCGATAAACCGAAACCAATACTTATTTTTTTAGTACTATTAGCGAGAATAGAAAACATTCCTGTGGGGGTAAAAGATACAGTACTTACAAGTGAATCTAATGGAGTACCGTCTAACTTTGTCCAAGTTGGACTTATAGTAGCTAACATTTCCGCATTGTTATTATTCGTGATTATGAAGCTACCACTATGTTTTATTTGCGTGGTGGAAGTTGGATTACACACTGGTTGAGTATAACCATCACCGCAATCTAAATAACCGCATCTCGGGCCTGTAAATGAAATATTGGTTGGAAAATTTCCAACTGTTGTCGGCGCCGGCGGTGGTGTACAAGATGTTCCACTTGAATCTTGAGTGCCTATAATATACAAAGTTATTTTTCCAAAGGTTGATGTATTTTCAAATGCATATTCAAATGTTGGATTTGTACCGCCCGAACTTGTAGCCGTTACTAAACCTATATAAAAATACCCTAAAGTTCCATTTGGTACATTTGATTTTTGCAAAATCAGTCCATCGAAGTTTAATGTTCTATTATATCCTAGGTTATCTTTGTAAACGATAGTAGGTAAAAGTTGACCTGAAGACTTAAATGTAGATATATTTGGGTTTTGTAATAAATTATTTAAGTTGGTTAATATATTAGATAGATCCGTCAACTTTGTGTTTGTGTATTGATTAACAACTTTGTCTTCATTTATTTTTTGTAACAATAATGAACTAGCTGTAGGTAGATCTGCCGCAGTTATATTATATGTATAAGTAGTATTATCGGTAACACTACTAGCGCACGTACCAATAAACATACTTGAACTAAATGCATTTGAAAGACAATCCTTAGCGATTAATTTATAAGCTTTTGTATTTACCAAATTATAAAATTGTTCTGTGTTATCTCCTGATTTGGCATATGAAAAAACTTTATTCCATCCTGAATCAGCAATTGGAATTGTAACATCTGATTTTGAATATAACGTATATTGATAAACTTTGTCTTGTATATTATTTGTTAAAAAATTATTATTTTGAATTACACTCGGAGAATAAATTTTTACAGTTGATATACCCGTAGAAGCTTCCACTTTAAATGAACTGCTAAAAAATGATGATCCATAAAACTCACTAAATTTTATTGGTCGATTATTGTCTTTGTTTATAAAGCCAGCGCCAAGTGGATTAGTTATATTAATTGTTTTAGTGTCTGTATTTGGATTACCAACTCTATTCTCAATTTGATAATAACTCTGTGATAATGAAAAATTATTAGATCCTGGGTTGTAAAAGTTACTTAATAAACTGTTTATAGAAAGATTTTCAGTATTATTAGTCTGACTTTTAAAACTCAATGGTCCGAATCGATTTAATATATTTACAGGCATATACCCTATATATATCAAATTCAATTTTTATTTTTAAGTTCTTGAACTTCTTTGTGTAATTCCTGAATAGATTTTATTAATAAAGCAACGAGAGGATTGTATTTAACAACTTTATACCCCTCCAAATTTTCCGAAACAAAGTCTGGATATAAAGCTTCTATTTCTTGAGCAATAACGCCATAGTCTTTTTTCTTGTTTGATTTCCAGATAAATTCAATAGGATTTATTTGATTTATTTTATCCAAACCGTTTTCCAACGGCTTTATATTTTCTTTCAATCTATAATCGGAAGTTGCAAATGTAGAAAGTGCTACTATGTCTCCTCTTACATCTAATTGACCACTTCCGCTTACGCGTAACAATTTTGTTTGATTACTACCTGATGTAATTAAAAATACATTTGTATTTGGATTATAACCAGTTGGCCAACCTGTTGAACCACTTAAATGTAAATGTAATTGTGCATTAACATTATCAGAACTTACAACATTACCAACACTTAATAATCTTTGTCTAATTCCTAGTACTCCCCATCCTGATTTACCAGATTGCCAAGTTATATCTTTGCCGGTAAGAAAACTACTATTAACGTGTGATCCAGAATAATAAATCGCAAAATTAGCTGTAGTTCTTAAATAGTTATTTCCATTTTGCAATCCCAATCCATAAATTGAATTTCCAGAGGATGAATATTGTATTATTTGTTCTCCGACAGCATTAAATTGTAATGGGTTATTGACCGTAATTCTACCCGCAGGCATACTACCTAAATTATTAATAGTGCTATTTCTTACAATATAATTGGTAGATTCCAACGTACTTGTACCAGACCAATAAGTAAATTGATTTGAAGTACCTGTTCCAGATACTAATCCCCCAAGATTCAAAGCATAGGATGCGGTTTTAGCACAACTAGCCGTACCATAAAATGCTACTTTTTTATTTGCGTTATAATGATTGGAAGCACTAATATAACCTTTTATACTAGCTGATACACTTCCTGAAAAACGACCTCTTGTTACACCATTAAAACTTCCTGTTAATTTAGAATTTTTACTTACTAAAGATCCAAATAAACTACCGCTAAAACTACCAGATAAATTTGCTTTTTTAGATAGTAAAGATCCATAAAAACTTCCACTCAAAGATCCAGAAGTAACTGACTTACCAGTAGTTAAACCTTTAAAACTGCCTGTAAAACTGCCTGTACTTTTTCCGCTGAAAATACCAGTAGTTAAACCTTTAAAACTACCTGTGAAACTTCCGGTGAAAATGCCTTTTAATGTCTTTGCTGAACCAGAAAAGCTTCCTGTGTATGATCCCGTAACATTTGATAGAAAATCAACTACATCCCCAAATGTGCTTTTTCTAGAATATAAATCATTTGATGATCCTGACTCAATGGTCAGTATTAAATCTTTAGCTGTTAGAGCATTATATCTTACTAAGTCACTAACTTTTACTTGTTGTATTAAATTACAGGTGGTTGACATATTTACTTCCAGGCGTATATTTTAATGTACCATTTGGTTGGGTCAATAGTATATTCTGTAATAACACTAGTGGTGCTATTATAATCATATGTAGTAATAGTAGTATATGTAGGAACTATTATCAATACATTGCTAGAATCTGATACAATATTGCAAATTGGTTTGGTTTGATTATTATAAAATGTTGATACGTCTACTTCTTGATTAATAACAAATCTTCCATCATTTGCATCACACTTTAAAACCACTCTGACCAAAGATGGTACTGAAGAAAATCCGTGTGAAAAAGAAAAAACATTAGTGTTTCTCGTATAAAAACTATTCACATCAGTAGTAGAATTGAACAATGAAGTAGTATATCCAGAAATACCTCCTGAATTTACATAAGTTTTGATATCAGACAAATTAGATTTTCTAGAAAACTTTGTACCATCTGTATTTTCTACAACCATCAATTGATCTGCATTTTTTATGTTTGTATAATTAGCAAGTTCACTTACCTTAATTAGTTGAACATTTAAACTATTGCACGGAGTTGACATATTTTATAAATATAAACTATTAAGAATAAGAAGCACCTATTCTGGTTATTAGAATTTCGCCACCCATTAAAACTACGGAATATAGATCTCTAGCTCCATTTGCAGGATTTAAGGCCGATGCTCCTGGCCACTTTAATGAGTTTGATGTACTTGTGCTCCAAGTAAAAGATGTACCTCCGCTATTATTATAGAAATATAAATAACACACTTTCTTTTGCGTCAAGTTTACATTAAATGTTTGAGCTGCAGTAGCAGTTAGATAAATAAAATCATAGTCATCAAAACTCAAATTAGTGGTTGCGGCCGCAACTGTAGCACTTACTGTTGTATAATCTTGTTGATAATTGCCCTTGAATGATCCTGTTAAAATAGCACTATCAGTTTTGGAAATAAAAGATCCATTATCTACTTTTATACTTCCATAAGAATACATTTTACTACCACTTATAGATCCATAAGCACGTATATTTCCACTACTTGATACGTAAAATGTATTTGAAAAACTACTTGATCCATATTGAACCAAAATTGCTGTTTGTTTATTTTCTACTCCCACAGGAGCACCATTTATAAAATTTCCTGCTAATACTGATCCAGCAACATTTGCGGCCTGATTACTGCCACTAAACATTCTAATATGCAACTTAGCAAGTAAATATTTATTTATAGAACCAGTTGGTTCATGTGGAGGAGTAACTCCGATACCTACAGCACCATCTCTAGCAGCTGAATCAGTGTAAATATATGGCCAAAAATAGAAACCATTTCTCATGTGTTTCATAGCCGCCATAGTTCCAGCTGTATTCGTTGTTCTTGACGTTATAGTAGCATTTTTAAGATGATATGAACCTGTTGTTATGCTTAAAGTTAAGCTACCACTAGTAACAGATTGAATATACCATTGGTCTTGATTTGGATATCCTTTTGATCTATTTTTATTTTGTAATACTAGTCCCGCTGCGTTGGATGTACCTGATCCTCTATTTAAAACTATAAAATTAGACTGACCATATTTAGCAGAAGCGGATATATAAAAATTAATCTGTCCACTTTCATTTTTATAGAATAACGGCGAAGTGGTCAATCTAGTACCATCAAAATAAGGAACAGCACTAGAACTATTTAATGCACCTTTTAATAAATAAGAAGCGGTCAAAGATGTTGTAGCAGAATCAGCTGTTAATGCGTTGATCGCATTATCTACAGTACCAGCAACGCTTGAAGCTCTTATAGCATAAGAAGACGTTGTGGTTTCAAATGAATAACTACTGCTTATTGCTTTACTAGATGTAAGTGCATAACTGCTGGAAAATGAAGAGTATTTTAAATTTCCGTTATAAGAATAACTAGCAGTACCATTTGTGTTTAAATTGGACCAAACTAAATACGAAGCTGTATCAGCTGTAGTTGACATACATCTGCTGGATGTAAGTGCGTAACTACTAGTAAAAGCGGAAATCTCACCAATACCATTGAAGGAATAACTAGATGTGCCGATAAATAACGGCGATTTTACAGAAACAGTTGAATAAATTCTAGAAGAAGTTATGTTATTAAATGTACTTGTGCCTGTTCCTATTGTTATATTTCCTAAAAACGTACCTTTTAAACTACCCGTCATTGAAATATTACCACTTCCAGTAAAAATTCCAGTAAATCCATTTTGAGAATATATCTTAGATCCTGATATTATACCAGGCGTTGTTCCCCCGATAGATGTACCATTAATTGTAACGTTTTCAATTGTTCCGCCAGTAATTATAACACTATCAAGCTCAGCGTTAATTGCATATAAATTGTTATTTACGTCTACATTGTAAAAACTACTTTTACCAGTGGTTGATGTTACATTTCCACGTAATTTTCCTTTCAAACTACTGGTAATACCTAAACTAGCAGTAATTTGTTGTATATTTAATGGCGTGTTCTCTAATATAAGACCGCCTGGATAATCTAAAATGTTAATTTCACTATCAATACCGTTGCCTGTAAATAATATATTACCGCCGCCACCTATAGCTTGATCAAAATTAATAGTTTTTGCATATATCCCTAAAAATGTAGGAGCTGTAGGATTGTATCCAATAGTTAGGTAGTCACTTACTATAGCACGTTTGAATACATTTGGTACTTTTTGGCTGATTATGGAATAATTGTCTCCCTCGAAACTTCTAAATGAACCTGTATATGTATTATTTGGCCCTACAAAGTTTAAATTGTTAAAGCTTGTCAAAAGAACGCCGGTTTTTTGTACAAAGCTATTAATTGTTGACTTTTTAGTTGAGTTGCTACTAACGTTCTGTATGATTAAAAAATCATTATTTCCGATACTACCAGCTGTTAATGTTGGTAATTCGGTAACGGATCTACCTTGATTGGATACTATCGCCATATTATACTAATAATTATAAGTTATACTACGTTTTTTAATTTTTTTAATATAAATTTTATCAAACCACTTCTAACTATATCTTCTTCGGTGAACTTAAACACATAAACACCGTTATTTCTACTTTCTTCGTCGTCAAACGTATTCATCATTGGTACAAATCCACTCTTACCATTTATGTCACTTTGATCGGGATCACCACAAATAAATAACTTACTAAATTCCCCAACACGCGTTATTAATGTAGTTAACTCTTTTTTAGTCATATTTTGCGCTTCATCTGCAACAATACATTTAGCATTCCAACTCAAACCGCGTAAGAAATTGATTGGAAATCCATGAATGCGTTCTTCTTTTTTCAACTTGTCAATGTCGTGTTTTGGCAATAATTCTTCTAACTTGTCGATCAATGGCTGAATGTATGGACTCATTTTTTCATCCATTTCACCTGGTAAAAATCCTAATTTGCTATCACTACTTTCTACTATGCTTCGTACATAAACTATTTCACTCACTCTTTTTTGATTCAATAAGTTTAAACCGGCTAATATTGATGTATATGTTTTGGAAGTTCCAGCTGGGCCAGATATAAAGACTAGTTTGGTTGTTTTATTTTGTAGTAAATTTAATAATTCAATTTGTTTTGGGGTAAGAGATCGTTCATCTATTCTAACTGATTCTCTAATTTTTTCGTTTTGGTGAACCTTTGGACTTGTGTCTTTTTTCTTGCTCATTTTTTTGGTTTAGTTGTTGTTTGATATTTAAAACACGACTACATTTTTCATAAATTTCCGTAGAAATATAATAGTCGTATATATTATCTAAATTAAATTCAAACGATTCGTAGTCAAGAACTACAATAAAATCTGAATTTTCAAAGTTAAATATTTCTATAACATCTAAATTGTTGTTTAACGCATAACCTATCGATGTAACTATATGTTCCATCAATTTTATTTTATTCAACTTAATTAAACTTTCCATCTGATCATAATCAGAAGGCAAGGTTAATGTTAAAAGTTTACCTGACATTATATATAAATATCTGTAAAAAAAGAAAGACGTTACTTACGTAACGTCTTTTCATATCAAATATATTCTTAATTACAAACTCGCAACCTCTGTATTTTCTGTATATTTACCTTTTTTCTTTTTAGAAGATTTTTTAGATTCAACAGGTTTTTCAGGATTTTGTGCCACATCTTTACTTGACAATTGCGCCAATCTAAATCTAGCTGTTGATTTCCACGATTTCTTAGTTTTATCAGCTGCAAACTCAAAAGACTGAGCTTTTGTTAGTAGAGAAGTAATCTCTGATTCTGAATTTGCATTTTTAATTTGTTCTCTTAGTCCCATAATTAATTATTTTTAACTTCTACAATTTCAACTTTCGATCCATCTGGCCATCTTTTAATAATAGACTTCCAATGATCATATTCGACTCTAGCTTCATCTTTGGAAATATATTCCAAATCCGATACTCGGCGACCATCACGTAAAATTACGTATTTAACACTATTTTGCACTGAGTTCTCACTTTTACCTGTCATACTAATATAATTTAATTTAATATTTAAACGTGGTAATAAACCAATGACTCTAAGATTACCAGCCTTAGAATATAATCTATAATACATACAAACCACAATTGTGTCAACTTTATTTTAATCAATTTTTACTTACACCAGCATATTTATAAATATATGATATCTTTATTGGAAGAAAATCAATGGTTAAATCCGAATTTGTCTAAACAAACCATTAATAATTTAAAAAAATCTGAATTTACATTCAATCGAATGTTAAATGAATTAGCTATTCTTCACGAATGTATAGAAAATAACACCCTACATTTAGCAGAATTTAAACTAAGCGTTGGTACTCGTAAAACATTAAGAGAAATATACAAACGCAATCAACAAATTTCAGACATATCACTGTTAATAGAAGCCGCATCAGATCCAGTATCAACAGCTGATACTTCCAAAAATATATTATCACTGATTAATAAATTTCACGGTGATAATAAATCATATCTAGATAATTTTGGTTCTGATGCAAGACTAAAAGATACATCCATACCAAAAAATATTGGATCCGAACCAAGCATCATTCAAAAGGCTGCACTAAAAACAAAAGAATTAGGTGGTAAAGCCGGACAAATCGCAATGAACCTATTTCAATCGATTGTAGTAAATGCTTTCACTCGATTTGTAAATTGGTCGTCTTCATTAAAATCAGATATATTGGATGCTAAAAAACAAGGATCAGCTTGGCAAATGATAATGACCAAATTGGGTCCAAGTATGAAGATTGCAAAAAGAGCACCTGATGGTACCATAACATATGAGAACGATTCTTCTGGAAAATCAACTCTTGATCAATTACAAAATTTTACAAAATTAAATCCAAAATGGACCAATACAATAATCGGTTTGTTAATTAACATCACAAAAATGTTATCAGTATCATTCGCAGGTGCTAGTGTAGGTACATCATTGGCAATCGGAGTTTTAGTTGGTTTATTAATAAGAACAATTGTTGGTCATTATCTCAAAAAAGAATCTTGGGGCAACGCGTTTAAAAATGCATTAGTAGTCACAGGTTTATCATTGGTTGGTGGATCACTTACAAAAGGATTATTTAGTTACTTCAAGGGCGGAGGATTTATTGATGGCGCTAAATCTTACTTTGTAGGATCACCTGGATCAGATCAGTTTTCGGATGCAGCTACGTTGAGTGGAAACGTTAAGGTATCTGAACCTGATATATCAAAGTTAATGGTTGCTCCAAGGCCCGGCGCGGATCCAGCACTATTGAAAATTATTAGCACAAATCAAAAATTACTTGATGCTTTTAAAGCAGAGGTTAGTAATCAGAATTTTGAGGAAAGTATTTCAGGGATAAAAGAATTCCTTAAATGGGCAGATACACAGGATATTATGAAAGTTGTTAATAGCGCCGGTGGATTACCTAAAAACGCACTAGCAACAATAGTCAAACAAACCTCTGCAGTTACAGGTGATGTAACTGCTGCTATTGCTGGTAAATCTGTAAACGAAATAGGTAAAGCTGCATTAAATGGACAAATTGATTCAAGTCTATATATGCAATCCTATATTGATACATTTGGAGTTGGACCATATAGAATTTTATTAAAAGCACTTCAAGCAGGAATTATAAAACCAGAACAATTTTATTCTGGAGCTCCACTTAAATTTAACGCACTTCTTGTGGGTGACAAAATACCTTTATCAATCAATGGTGTAAATGTAATCGGTACATTAACAAAAGATGAAGCTGCATCTGCACTAGCAGGTTATCAAATGAAACAAGAAATGGGAGGTCAAATTGATGTAAACATTCTTAATCAATTAGCTAAACAAGCGGGTGAAACTTTAAAAGAATCAGTATACAAGACGTTGATTAAAAAACTATATATATAATATGAATGAAATAAATTACACCGAAGAGTTGTATAAAGAATTTTTAAATGAAGCTGGTTTTTTAGATAAATTAAAAGGATCAGTGGGCTTAGGTGGAAAAAAAGAATTGTCACCTAACGATCTAGAAATTTTGGATAAAAATATAGATGTTCTTTTAACTAATATTGCAAGTGAAATAGGATCAACCAAAGAAAATCTTATTAATGATCTCACAAATGGTCCAAGTAAAGATTTAATTACCCCCGAAATAATTCAATATGTAACACAATTGATGGATTTATCAAATAAGATTAAATCGATAAAAAGTACAACAGGCACTTCTGGCACAACAGGCACTTCTGGCACAACAGGCACTGCTGGCACAACAGGCACTGCTGGCACAACAGGCACTTCTGGCACAACAGGCACTGCTGGCACAACAGGCACTGCTGGAAGACAAAACCGAGATGGATATCAAACTTTAAACATTGACGATTTAAAATTCGGAGATGATATCGGAAATGGTACAATTTTAAAACAGATAGATGTAAATAAAATAAAACAAGATTTTAACAGTTTATATGATAGTTTACCAGTAGACGCTAAAAATGTTTTGAATAATATAACGAATGATAGTAAAACGATACCTAAAAATATAGAATTGCCTATAAGACCACCTATTATAAAAGAAATAGATGAGTTGGGATATTGGGACGACAATACCAAGAAGACTGAATTTATTAATAAATTTCAATCGATAGTTAATAAAATCGTTCCATCGTTGGGAATTAAACCGCATGAATTTAAGAAACTTTATATTATTTTACATAAAAATGATATAGGCGATATTTTTAAGAAATTATTTGCCGCATATATTGCAATAAGAGGTAATAACTCTATAGACTATGCTTTTTCTAATTCACAAATACAAACTAATCCAGAAGAACAACCAAACCAGCCCCCTAATCCAGAAAAACAACCAATCCAACCCCCTAAACCAGATAATTCTGTTACTCCGACGGGCGTATATTCAAATAGAAATTTAACAAAATATTTAACCGCATTGAAGTCAAGTCCATTGTTCAGTGGAAATTTACAACAACGTGTGGTAAATTTGTTAAAAGCCGATGATGATCCAAAAAGTCCAGAGGCTAAGGCTAGTATTGCTACATTAAATACCTTCTTGATTAATTTTAACAAAGCGATTAGTGATGCGTCTGTTAAATATCGTCAAAAGGTTGGTGATCCAAATGCTGTTCGTGCTGAAATTACAAAAGATCCTCAGTTTACTTCACTGGCCGAAGCTGCAGCTGATTTATTGGCACAAAATAAAGAACGACAAATATTTATCAATCAATTTACTACTGCTATTCCAAATTTAATTGGTACTACCCTTGAACTACGTCAAGTTTTTAACAAAAAGAATCCAAATAGTGTTTATAACTTTAATGAGGATCCTTCACAACCACCTAAGTTACCAATTCCTCAACAAAAAGCTGGTGTAAAAATTACACCTCCAGTAACTGGTACGCCTCCAGTAACTGGTACGCCTCCAGTAACTGGTACGCCTCCAGTAATTGGTACGCCTCCAGTAATTGGTACACCTCCAGTAATCGGCGGTAAAACCAGTTTGCCAGCTGGATCTGCTCCAAAGAACGAAGATTTGGAAACCAAGGGTACGCCAGTTGTTCCAAATACTAGCGCCACTGGAAAGTTGACTGGTCCAGATATTGCAAATATTAGAGCAATGTTTACTATGTTAATCGACTTGAAGTTAATTCTACAAAAATTAAATCCAACTAGCCTTAAAAAATCAGATCTAAAACAACTTATCATTATTTGTTTGGACATTGGTAATGTGTTAGTATATAAAAAAGGTAGTAAAAAGAGAAACAAAGTAATTGATGCAGCACTACAAGGATTGGATTTGTTGGGCCCAGTCCAAGCACAAAGTGGATTTAAACCAAAAGAAAAATTAATTATAAGAGCAAAACAAGAGGAAAAACCATTGACGCCAAATGCTGTATTTCAATACTTTGGAGGAAAATGGAATTCTGTTAGCAAGACTGGTATGAAACCTTTAGATCCAAAAGGAGCCGCTAAACAAATCGCAAAACTAAATGATCTTGCTAAAACTGGTAGAGACGATGAAGAATTAGCAATTAAATTATCTGATAAGAGCAAAGATTTCGAAAAAGGGGCTTTTCAACATTTGAAAGAGGACTCTATATATAGAGCATCCGATTACAAAAGCTTTTTCATTTGACAATTATAATAATTCACACAAATAATTATTGAATATGTATCTTAAAATATTATGAGTGACATCATCAAATTTACTGATCAAGAAATGCAAGAAATTGCAATATTACAATCCAAATACCAACAAAAAATATTTGAACTTGGCCAAATTCAATTAGAAGACATTGAAATAGATCAAAGCAAAAAAGAACTAGAAGATAGACGCACATCAATCTTAAATGAATGGAAAGATATTCAAAAACTTGAAGAAAATCTACTAAATAGTTTAGCTACAAAATATGGAGATGGTAGCTTGAATCTTAAAGATGGTACGTTTAAGCCAAATACAAAAGAATAAAAAAATAAAACCCGGTTTTTACACCGGGTTTTTTATTGATTTAATTTTTCGTTGGATCACCAATTGAAGCTTCTTCTACAATTGCTTTAATTTCAGATTCAATTTCTTTCATACGTTCTTTGTAACCAGCGGCTACATCCTTAAAATCCTTCTTAACGTGTAAAAGATCTTCGGTTAGTTGATATACTTTTTGTTCTGCTTGTTGTTTTGTTAATTTAATATTACTCATAACTTTTTTAAGTCTATAATTTGTGTTACTGCTTCCTTTGGTATATAACTAGTAACATAATTGCCAGGATCTACATTTTTTAAGTCTGGTAATTTGTTTTTGTCCAACACTACGATTATACCTTCTTTCTTATCTCTATAATTGACCAAGGCAAACCTTGCTGCCAATTTAAAATCACTCGCTAAATAACTACCCACGATGTTTCTGGTATTACCCCTGCCCTTAGACGTAACTTTACCTGTAGTGTTTAAAATATTATACTCTTTCTCAGACATTCCTCTGTACAATTTAGAACTATCTGTTGAAATTTTATCCAATTCATCGGCTACAACTTGCAGTCTACCAGTAGGTTCCCATATCAAGTAATCATATATACTAGCTTCATATAATAAACTATATTTTTTCATATGTGTATATAAATATATGTAAATTTATATAATATTATAAAATGGTGGACGTAAAGGGAGTTGAACCCTTGTCTTTAATAGATAACTTATATCAGCCTACACGTTTATATATTTTAAATTGTTAGGGGTTAATAATGAAAAATATCTAAAAATATTGCCCTTAAGATTTACTAGTATCTTGATCATTTGCGCAAATCAAACGTTTGATCCAGTCCAATAATTTACACCCAACACAAATATCAGACTTCAATGTGAAGGATGGTGCGACAACTTAGGCCGCAACTGCTACAACGTCATCATAAGAGAAGTCATAGCTGATTACATTATCTTTAGCAGTTAATGTTGCAATAGATGTTTTAAAGAGGCCAACTATCATCCTCTACGTGCCTAACATAGGTGTACTACTAAATCGAAACCAGTATACGCCCATAAATTTTAAAGAACTGAAATTGGAGCGGGTAGAGAAAATCGAATTCTCACATCAACTTTGGCAAAGTTGCAGGCTACCACTACATCATACCCGCGCTCTCTGAACATTAATATATATTAAAATTTTTAGAAATACAATTTTTTAATTCACAAATTACATTTTCTTCAATATTGGTGGAGTCAAAAACGCCTAGATACTCAAATTAAGTTTGGTGGAGTATGGGCGAGTTGAACGCCAATATTTAACTTGCTTGCAAAGCAAGTGCTACACCCGTGTAGCCACATACCCCGATTAAATTGGTTGGGGATGGAAAAATCGAATTTCCACCTGCTGATTCAAAGTCAGCGGCACTACCATTATGCAAATCCCCAGTTACTGAAAATTATTTCTTTTTACGTGCTTTTGTACAACTTCTTTTGACGTAATGTGATGTTACATTTACTGTTTTACCACTTTTTGTCTTTCGTTTATAACCTTTTCTATTATGTGATGATCTATACGGCATATATATACTTTCTTTTTTAAGTTGGAGCACGTGGCCGGGCTTGAACCGGCGACAACAAGTTTGGAAAACTCGTACTCTACCAACTGAGCTACACGTGCATTTAAAATGGCGGTTGAGGAAAGATTCGAACTTTCGGAGGCTTTCACCTCGGAGCTTTAGCAAAGCTCTGCATTAGACCGCTCTGCCACCCAACCATATATTGTTTACATCTAAAAATTTATCAGCATAATTGATTTTAGAATTGTTTCTATTACTCTTATTTAAACGTAATGTCAATCCGGTACTTTTTCCAATTAAACTAT